TGCTCTGTTCTTGAGAAACTAATGGGGATTAGCGAATTGACTTCCAATGGAAGCGACTGAATGGACGACCTGCCTCACAGATGAGACCTTGAGGGTAGAGAGCGACACTCTGCAGGGAGCAAAGAAAAAAGAAAAGGAGATAAAATGGAATATTGCGGTGATACATGGTGTATTGGATATACAGAGCTTTTGGCTGTGATGCCTGCTGGTACTCTTAACTGGTATGCTACAGAAAAGAAGATTGAAAAGATACAAAGAGGTTGTAAAGGCAAAGAAGCTCTATTTTCTGTTGGTTCTTTGCCTGAGAGATACAGAGTATTAGTAGAGAGAGTATTCGGGAAACAGGATAGCACAGCAAGAATAAAAGGATTATGGGTAAAAGATATTGAAGCTGTGGAGTGGTTTAGCAAAAAGGGGCTAAAGATAGACAAGCAGAAAGAATATGTGCAGAATGCCTCAATGCTCAAAGCAATAAGCCGTAGGTTTAACGAGATGAAAGCCGATAGGAAATCACGAGGTGGTAGTGTGGCTGGATGTTGGCAGGCTGTCTGTCAAGAAGCTGAGTTATGTAGAAATGCAAAAGGATATGAGCATACACTTCCCAAATGTGATAGAGCAATGAAGAGAAAGCTTGATGCATTTATCAAGGAGGGATATGATGCTTTAATCACAAGAAAGATGGGTAACCAAAACAGCAGAAAGGTGACAAAGAAAATAGAAAGATTGATACTCTCTTTGTATTGCAGAGCAGAGAGACCTTTTGCCAAGAGTGTAAGTGATGATTACATAGATTATATGATGGGCAGGTTTGATTTGGTTGATGTAGAGAGCGGAGAGATATTTTCAAGGATGGACTTTGTGGATAGCACAGGAGCAATGGTGCAAATTAGTGAGAGCACAGTCAGGCATTATGTGGATATGCCACGCAATAGAGTGATAGTAGCTAAAAGAAGAGAAGATGCTGCTATGTTTCGTAGATTGTATGAGCCGCACACAATGCGTGTAGCTCCATATTACTCATTCAGCAAAATAAGTATGGATGATAGAGACTTGCCAAGAAAAGATGAGAAAGGAAAGCAACCAAAAGCTTATTACGCTTATGATGTGGCAAGTGGCTGTGTTGTTGGAGCATCTTATTCAAGAGATAAAGATATAAACTTGGTATATGAATGTTTCAAAGATATGTATAGAAGAATAGACAAATGGGGCTTAGGTTTTCCTTTAGAAGTGGAAGTTGAACATCACTTGATGAATAAGATCGCGGATAAACTTGGACAGATGTTCCCTATTGTTACCTTCTGTTCTGCAGGAAATAGTCAACAAAAGAGAGCTGAGCACTTTAATCGGGCAAAAAAATATTCGGTTGAGAAAAGAAACCACACAGATATAGGTCGTTGGTGGGCAAAGAGTGAGACTTGCAGAGTGAGAGTTGAAAGAGAGGGTGCAGAATGGAAAGAGAAAAGATACCACTATGATAGATTGATAATGGAAGATTTGCAGGATGTGCAGCAGTACAATGCACAGCTACATCCTAACCAAGATGCATATTCAGGAATGAGCCGTTTAGATGTATTGATCAAAAATCAGAACCCAAAAGCAACAAAGAATATCAGCAGGGAGATGATAGTGAAAATGATTGGTTATCAAAGTAAAAATTTAACATTATGGCGTTCACAATATGTTAAAGTTCAAGGGTGTGAATACTCATTGAGTTCTCCAGAGATGATGGAGAAATTGGTTAGCGACAAAGTAGATGCTTATTGGCTGAGAGACGACAATGGCGAGATTGGACAAGTATATTTATGGCAAGGAGATAAGTTCATAGATTGTTGCAAAAAAATAGAGAGATTTAACGAAGCAAAGGCTGAGATGACACAAAAAGATTATGAGGCTTTGGGCGAGCAGATGAGATATATAAACAGTTTCAGAGAGCATGTTAAACAAGAATTAGAAAAGAAAGTAGTAAGACTGAAAGCTATTGACAGTAGAGTGATAAAAGAGGCAGAGAAAGAGGTTGAAATTGCTCCAGAGATTGAGAAAGTAAATATAGAGAAGAAAAGAGAAAATAAAGACTTTGCAGCTATGGCTGCACAGATGCTTTAAATAGAGATTAAACGATAAATAAACACTTAGATAAAATGATAACAACACAGACAAAAGAAAGGGTGATTGAAGCCCTGAGAGAGAAAAGAGAGAACTTCTATGGGAGCGATGCAAGATTTGCCAAAAGTATAGGAGTAAATTCTGCTATATGGAGCAGGATAAAGAACGGCGAGACAGAAAAAGTACTTAGTGAAGGTGGTTGGCTTACTTTAGCAAGAGAATGCGAGGTGGCATTGAGTAAGGATAAGAAATGGCAAGTGGCAAAGACACCGGTATTTGAATTTATTGTTGCTCAATTAGGAATGTGCCAAAAAAAGAGTTTAGCAGCTATATTTTGTGATAGAGCAAATATAGGGAAGACTTTTGCAGCTAAATGGTATGCGAGAAACAACCCAAATGTTGTGTACATAGATTGTTCGCAGGATAAAAGCAAACAAAAACTAATAAAACACATTGCTAAAGAATTAGGAGTAGACTGGAGCAGGAAATACAATGATGTATATGACGATACAGTGTATTGCATAAAAACCATAGAGGAACCTATGATCATATTGGACGAGGCAGGAGATCTGCAATACGATGCTTTCTTGGAGATAAAAGCACTGTGGAATGCTACAGAGGGAACTTGTGGTTTTTATATGATAGGAGCCAATGGTTTAAGAAAGAAAATAGAGACAAAGAAAAGTAATAACGTGGTGGGATATGAAGAGGTTTTCTCAAGATTTGGCGATAGATTTAGCTCTATATCTTCAAAGAACCCTGAGCAGATGAAAGACATTTTGCTTACCAGTGCAACAAAGATAATCAAAGCAAATGCTCCAGCGGAGGACTGTCAAAAGATAATAGCAAGAAGTTTATGTGATGACGGCATGCCTTCTATGAGAAGAGTATATAAAGAATTAATCAAATGAGAAAGTCAAACGGGTTAAAAAGGGCTTTTAGTTGCATAGAAGTGTTGAAGATTAAGAGAACGACACTTGCTTTTGAGGGTGAATGGAAAGCGGCATTTGGCTCTCCTGAAGATAAAGGTGTATGGTTTATATGGGGTGGTAGTGGCAATGGTAAGAGTTCTTTTGTGTTGCAGTTGGCAAAAGAATTGGCAAAGATGGGCAAAGTACTTATAGAGAGTATGGAAGAAGGAATGAGCCTAAGTATGCAGAACTCAATAAGACTGCATGGAGTGCAAGAGATGAGTGGACGAATACAGGTGGTAGATGGCGAAAGTCTTAGTGATTTGGAGGCAAGAATGAAGAAGCAAAAAAGTCCAAGATTTGTGATAATTGATAGCTTTCAATACATGCAAATGACATATAAAGACTACCTTTCTTTTAAAGAAAGACACCAGAACAAACTAATAATATTCACTTCACACGCAGATGGAAAAAAACCAAAAGGAAAGGCGGCAGTGAGTGTCATGTATGATGCCAGTGAAAAGATATATATAGAGGGGTTTAGGGCATTTAGCAAAGGGCGTTTTGTAGGAGAAAATGGTGGAGTGTTTGACATATATCCACAAGGTTCACAAAGATATTGGGGCTCAGATATACAAAATGATAACAAAATATAAAAGGAAATAAGCAATGCCAAAGACACAGACAAAAGCAGAGTTGATAAAATTATTTCACATCTTAATTGGTGAAATTGGATTTGATAATGATGATAAATTAGCCTTACTTGGTGAGTATGGAGTAAGTTCATCAAAGGATCTTAAACCTATGCAACTTATGGAGATTTGCCAAAGATTGCAAGGCGTGAGAAGTCCATCATTTTGCGAGAAAGACAAATGGCGAAAGAGATTGATTGGTGCAATTGGTGCATGGCTTAAGACAATGGACAAAGATAAAGGCAATAACTTGCCCCTGATTAAAGGTATAGCATGCAGGGCTGCAAGGTGCAAAGGGTTCAATAATATTGAGCTTAGCTCTCTGAGAGGTCTATACTTTGCCTTCAGAAAACAGGAGAAAATGGCTCAGAGTGCCAAAGCTCTGAGCATTGAGCAGATGCAAGAGATTATATTAGGAGCTATTGAGAGAGTAAAAAATGAGCGATATTAGACTAAGTGAATCTGTCTGCACAAGCAGACATACATACAAACAGAAGCAGAAATCTGAAATAAAGCAGTTGCGGAAAGAATATGCACGCCTGCAAGATGAGATCTCTCGTCGCATCAGAGAAGATGAACCTTGGGAAGAGATAACCAAGGAGCTGGCAGAGTTGAGTGTGAAGATTGCAAGGAAGGAATTTGTGCCTGTGACATATCAGATAA